TCTTCCTCATCGTGATGGCGAGGGTACCGATGCTCTTCCTCATCGTGATGGCGAGGGTACCGATGCTCTTCCTCCTCATGGTGGTGGCGCCGTTCGTCCCTGCGGTCTTCGGGGTGGGGGCGGTGGCGCTCCCCTCCCGACGGGTAGCGGCGACGCCACTCGTTGCCTGGCGGAGCGTGGCGACTGGCGCTGCGCTGCTCCCATGGCCTGTATCGATGCATTCGCCCCGGCGCTCGTTGAGGCGCCCAGCGTCGAGAGCCAGGCGGCATTTCGGGCTCGACCGGGTGGCTGCGAATTACATCGACCTCGTACTCCTTGATCCGGGATCTGGACCCTAGAATCGATATGATCAGGATTCCGATCACGATCGCGATCACCATACCCCACGGTCCTTGTGCGTCCATTGTATGTATGCCAAGAAATTATATGCCGTCCAATGAGGGCGGTGGGAGGCCCCCATTACTCCCTACAGCTAGCAACTGGGACAAGAGCAGTCGATATGCGAGGGCATCCAGAAGTGGAGGGCTTTACACCCAAAAGGGGCTCTTCCCCAGTGAGCCACGGCGTCCCTCGCCGCCGCAAAGGGCGCGCTAAGTCCGCTCCAGGCGCTCGATCCGCCTCTCTGCCTTCTGTAGTGCCGTGTGCGCTGTCGTCGACGACTTACTCCGCGCCGTTGTCCCCTCGGGCGCCTGGTGCGGCGGCGCCTCCTCGTTGAACGCCGATACCGCATCTATGTATTAGGCGGAGAGATACTTTGCCCGAGGAGCGGGATGAGGCTGCTGGTGAGGATTACCGCCGGCCAGAGAACATATTTGGATACCCCTGTACACCGGAGCAGGTAGAGAGCAAGACTTACGGGGGCCAGCCACATGCTCCCGTACTCGGCATACCAGACGCAGTAGACAAGTACTAGCTGAGCAGCGTAGACGACCTGCCAAGTCGTTTTGCTGATTAGGTTCTTGCGCAAAAGGGTCATTCCGAATGGCGATGTCTGAATCGCTGGTAGCGATGCAAACGCCAGGACGGGATTAACCCCGTTGGGTTGGAAGGCGCCTGAGCATATCAGTGTCCCGCCAAGTTGGCTCATGCTAAAGAACGCACCGGCCGCCCTCTTAGCGATGGACTTGCTGCGCTTGTGTTGGCATCCCCGCACTGTTGTGAGACCGGGTGTGCCTAAGAACCAGGTGGCTGCATCAGCGGCGGCCATAGTGGAAATAACAAACAGAGGGCCGTCCCTCGGGTACAGGATACACATGCACTGTCGCATAGCGAATATCCCCGCGTGCGCCCTGAGTTCCTGCCACACAAACATCCGGCCCCTCCCCTCCGCTGGGCGCTTAGGGAGAACCTTGAAGGCGAAAGAAGAAGCGTGCAGAGCAATGTGGGGCCAGATCAGCATCGGCGTGAGGTACATTGTCCTGGTGCAGGCGTAGAGTCCTAGCTGCACGCAAAAATGGAGAAGAACATACGCCCCGAGGAGCTTGTGTAGGTGAAGCGGGTCCTCGTTCGTAACAAGCTTGTCCACCGCCGTGGGCCTGTGGTAAGGGGCTACGTCCGCCATTGGTCTGCTGTAGAGGGGGCTCTTTACACCATCTAAACACTTGGCGTGTCCGGATGGTACTTGGATGATTCCAAACATTTGCCACTTCGTCTTTGGTCTGAGGGAACAGGAGGAGGACTTCAAGTTCTGCCACTATCTCGCTGTCTTGTCTGCCAGCGCCATCAACAAGCCCACCCGGATTCTGTTCCATTATACCTTCGAGCCGAGCGGAAGGTGGTGGGATCTTACCAAGTCTATTGAGAACCTGGAACTGGTTCACATCGTAGCACCGTCGTACATCGGCAATAAGCCTCTGGCGTGCGCCCAACACAAAGCTGACATAGTGCGCCTGAACGTGCTGTACCAGCACGGTGGAATCTACCTTGATATCGATACCATTTGCGTTCGATCCTGGGAGGACTTACTGGACTATGACATTGTCCTTGGCAAGGAGGAAGAGGATTCGGGTGTATCGGCGGGCATATGTAACGCGGTCATACTTTCCTCACCCCGATCTCGGTTTTTGGCTGAGTGGCTCATTCGCTATCGGCATGAGTACAGCCCGCATGGGGCCAGGGAGGCATCGGCGGTGCTGCCTCTCAGGATAGCGACGTCACAACCGTCGTGGCTAACTCTGAAAGGTCCCAGGACGTTCTTTACCCCGGGCAGGCTCCGGTGCAGGCAGATCTTCAATGGTGCATCCAGGGTTCCTCCAGAGTTGATCACGCTCCACCTGTGGGGGAGCCGCTCGTCGGTGGACATGAATGCGATCGATGGATGGGCATGGGCGGACGAGCACCCCGAAACGTTGTACGCACAGATCATGCAGCTGACCCGCCAAGCCATCGAAGCGCGAGAGCAAGAAGAGAGTATGCTATCACGAATAACCCAAGGAGAACAAATGACTTTGTCCAGCGACAGCTGATCAGTGGGAAAGCAACAGACGTCTTTACGTATCCGATCACAATGAGGATGCCGAATATCAGGCACTTTAGACATGCAGGCGCGCAGATTGAGGATGGCATGCTCGTGTACTCTCAGCGCAGTTAATATCTACGGTGCGTCTCCTGGACACTCCAACGTACAATACCGCCCTACAGGCTCGTCTCGAGAGTACTACGGTTCTTGCTCTCGGCACCCGGAATTCAGGATCCGCGTACGAAGGGTCATGATAGTATCGCTGGTGTACCTCTCAAGCACATCGGGCCACATGGCATGAATGACTGATGCGCCTGCGGCCAACGCAAGAGACCACGCTAGGCTCAACGAGAATCGGGCATGTTCGGTATAACTCATGCATACGCTTTGGGGGTGGCGGAAGAATGAACCTGTCGACCTGGGCATGTGATACCAGAACACCCTGTAATCTCTAAGTACAACGCGCACTCGCGCGGGGGAAGGCATGATCCGCCCAATGGCATTGTATCGTAAATATTGAGCATCTGTATGCAGCCCAATATCTATGTGTCGGCACTTGAGAGCGTATATCTCCTCTACATGTTCTGGTGGTTTGAGACCAGCCTGAACTTCGATCGGTCGACTCTTGGGGGTCGACTGGACGTTGGTCGGGACAGCGTTCTCTACCACTCCACGAACAACGACTACGGCCCAAAGATCTGTCCATTCGGTCGGTGGGCCGTGCTGCTTTTGGTCTTCATGTTGCTGGGAAGACATTGCTGGCGTATGCCTACGGGGGTCGTGACAGCCTCGCTCGTCATTTCTTTTTTCCTATCATTTCTGAACCTGAATGCCGTCGTGTATCTCCTGCCTGTCTGGGCGACAGAGGGCTGGGCATTGTGCCGCGGAGAGGCGTAGAGCTCCCAAGGTCACGGCGGCAGTTTCCTTGGTGGGAGCATGAACAGGCGGTCCAGACTCACCCGGGGCAAACTGATCTAAGGTGGGTCGAGCTAAATCTCCTATCCATGGCGTTATCTGCGAAATCGACCAGCTCTTCGACCAGCATTCTTTCTGGGCCCGCTAAGGCTAGGTTCGCGGACCTTCGGTTCCAGATTGAGTCGGCTAGAGAGACAGAGGCACTCTGCCGCAAGCAGGAGGAAGCGCTTCGAGCAAGCATGGCTGCCGCCTACATCGATGCTGTGACGAAATCGGAGGAGAAATACGTCGAGACAAGGCCAGAGGACGATGATTTAGATAAGCTGAGAGGCTACACGCAGGTGCGCGAGATGCTCCGGGAGGACTATGCTCAAGATATGGCGGTTCTGACGGGAGAGAATGGAGCCCTGTTGCTTTTGCATTCGCGCGTGTATGACGTCGCATGTCATGTTGAGACTCCAGGTAAAGGCTGGCAGAGGAAATGGGCGGCTGGCTTCAGATCGTCTGCCCGTGGGGGTGAGGGGAGCCTCCGAAACAAGACTCGCCACCCCGTTGAGGTAACGTTCGTTGAGTTCGCTATGGGGAGCCCATCCGATATCATCGCCGCGATCGCCGGAGTAAAACTGTCTGAGCGCCCAGATCTTGGTGAGTTTTTTCAGCGCCCGTGGGTCTTCCCCGTCCAGGGGATTGCGCCTGGAACGAGTCCATTCGCCCTTTGTGAAGCCCTCCACCTCTGTCGGACATACACGTCTGGGAGGAATACGTTGTGCAATAGTGAGTACCTATGGGGGAACGGACCAGGCAGCGGATCCAGCGTCTGTCCAGACGATGGTCCCGGGGACATCCGCGCAGCCGCGATGATGGCCGTAATCGACTAGCCCCGCTAGCTTGAGGGCCAATAGGCAGCGCGGTCGCGCTACCGGCGCGGGCGACGGCGGGTGCGGGTGCGCCTACCGCCTCCGGGCGCACCCACCCGTTGACGGGGTTGGGGGGCAGTTTGCGCATGCGATCGAACAATAGCTCGATCTTCTGCGGCTCCTCCAGGAGCGGCTGAAGTCATTCTTTTCTCGCATAAGTCGACAAATCAATTTTCCCCAGGCGTTGGTGTCTGAATGTAACCCAAAAGCAGATCATACTTCGATTTCAGGTAATTATTCCCCCTGGCATCACTCCGCCCATAACACTGTGCATACAATCCTCGGATTCCATCCATTATCTGTTGATCTTTCTGATGACCGTTCCAAGTATTCCACTTTGAGACATATTCTGGAGACAAAGCGGTGTCTGGGATTGCGTCGCACACGAGCTCGCCATCGGTAGGAGGTATCTCGTCCAAATTTTGGCGGGCCTTAAATAGTGCCCACGCTCCAAGGCACATGCAATGGTTTTTGTTGACTCTATCGTGCGACCAATCGCCTTGATGTGTTGCCCGTGAGAAGTCTTTCGAGTCGTCGTCCACCGCAAAGCATATCTGGTGCACGCCTCCTCCCGTTTCGCTACAATACCCCTTATCATCCCAAGATCCCCGATTCCGTCGAGAGTGGCCTCGGCGCCTGCACTTCTTAAGCGGCCGCCCGTAGATGTTACGTAGCCCCGGCCCACGCTTGCGGGTTTTTGCCATTGGCTCTACAATACATGTTGAAGATAACCCCAATAGAATTAGAGCGAGTAGTCCCACAGATAACACACATAACCTAATTCTCATATGCCATGACCATAGATTCTTCCCTCGTGACCAATAATGTCTTAGGAATCTACATACGAATGACATTTGGTGGTGCCGTCTCCGCGCTACTACTTCTAGCAACAATCCTAGTACTCCTTAATAATAACAGGCGTTACAGTGCACGAAATGCTCATCCGCGCGATATCTGCCGCGGATACTTAACCGATCTCGAATACCTTGAGCATATGATTCCTCATCATCAAGTAGCGGTCGATATAAGCGAGCAGCATCAGAATAAGAGCAGATCACCTGTTTTACAGCAGCTCATGCGAAAACTTGTCTGGACGCAAAAGCGCGAGATAGCCATGATGCATGAGCTGAAGAGAACGGCCGGGAACGAAAACGGGATGAGTGCATCAGGCGGTATGAAGCTAGGATACGGGCCAATTACTGCAGGAGACCTAGTCCAACCAAATAGAATCGGATTGACACAAACTTACTGTGATCCACACTTCTTCGATCCTGAAGGGCATGCAGCCCATATGGAGTACATGGACGTAACTGATATCGTGTACATCAAGCACATGATCCCTCATCATCAGGTGGCTGTAGACATGAGCAAGGTGCTTCTGGCTAATACCACCAATGATTATATGATCTACATGGCTAATCGTATTATTCGCTCCCAACAGGAAGAAATCGCTTTACTCCATAGTCTATTGGCTGAACATAATTATAATATGCAGTCGCGGTTTCTATTTTAACTGCTTAGTGATTATGTTTCGTGTATGGATACAAAACATTAGACTATTCCAACATCGCTGACATAGCTCAGATTGGTATGTCTGTAGAACGATTCTTGTCTAGATTGAGGACGTACCGTTTAGAATGTCTGGTGTCTGTGAATATATCTGTTTCTATCTTATATGCCAACCCGGAATATTTCTAGAAAGAGGCTTGGGCGTAAGACACGCAGGCGGGGCCGCAAGATACAGCCAGAATACAGATCGGTTTCACCCCAGACTCTGCTAAACTTGTTTGGAGTTAAGAACGTGGCAATCGTGAACACCCTGGACGAAGACACCGTGATCAACCGTTTGCCTCCTGTGACCCATTGCTGTTTTGGATCAGGGTTCATAAAAAGATCCTGCACTAGCTTGTCCAGGTTCCAGTTGGTCGTGCTTTACTGTGCGAATGATACATGCAGCGCATCGCATGCTTACGCAGATAGGCTACTTTCCAAGTGCTCGGGGCTTGCTGGCAAGATCCTGTTGTACAAAGGTGGTGTGTACGAATGGGCACTCCTCTCCTTCGCACATCCGTCCGAATACTCGTTCTACAGTTTGAAGAACAAGAGGATAATGAGCAGACCGGAGGTAGAGTCCTATTTTGCTCGCATGGCGCACCGCAGTGAGTACACAAAACGCGCTGGATATCCAGCTGTAGTTCTGAACCACCAGAATCGGCAAGGCCACAGCACCCCTCCTCAGAGATCCTGCGCGTCGAGTCTTAAAGGCACTCTGGCCGAGAAAGTCTGCGTAGTTACAGGAGGTACAAGCGGACTAGGTCTTGAAGTTGGCAAGCGTATGCTCGAGGAAGGCTGTCGCCACGTGACACTCACATATTTCCATAACAAGACGAGAGCTGAAGACGTAGCGAGAGAGCTGGGCACTAGGTATAGTCCATCGCGGTTCAAGATTGTGCGAGCTGATGCCCGTACCGAGGCTGGCAACAAGCTCGTGTTTGATAGCCGTCTTCGTTCCTCCAAACTGGGGTTACGTGTCGGACCGGTAGATTGTGTGGACATCAACGCCGGCATATTTGGGCCAGCTAATATGCACAAGAAGCATATATTTAATATTTCTCTTCGTGATTACGAGGAAACAATCGCCACTAACCTGACCGGTTATTTCCTAGCGCTCAAATACTTTAGTATGCAAGCCCTCAAGCATAAGGTGAAGAATGCCTCTGCGGTATGCATAAAGAGTATATACGGCAGCACTGGTTCTCTCTTCTCAAACATTGCCTACCAAACATCGAAGCATGGGGTTATGGGGCTTGTGCATCAGGCAGCAATCGAGCTTGCACGCCCGAACCCTGAGCTCAAGATAACCTTCCCTATCAGAGTGAACGCGGTATCCCCGACGTTTACGAACACAGCGCTCACAAAGCCATTCCTAGATAAAGAGATCATAGATAGCACAATTCGTCATGATAATCCCACTAATAAATTGGCAGGCAAGCGTGATGTCGCCGAGGCCGTCCTGTTCTTGCTCTCCGATCGTGCGCACTCTATAACGGGCATTGATCTGCCGGTAGACTGTGGTGTGCTTGCAGAGTCCATACCTACATATAAGGAAGTGGAGAAGCTCAACAAGGCGGGGATACAAGAGTTATCATGCTGCGGAGCGGATATATAGGCCATCATTCGTCTAGCGTCGGCGGAGGCGTAGACGCAGGAGGACGCGGAAATAGAGATGGATCATACACACCAGAAGGTGATTATGATGCTAAAACTCGTATGCCGCTAGGAGGCCCCTAAGCCGAGCGCTTAGTTCGAGTAGGCGAGGCCACCCATGCCACTCATGACACGGAGGACGTTGTAGTTTGTGGCATAGACGCGCACCTTGGCGGTGCTCGTACCCTCAACCGTGGCGTTCGACAGGACCAGCTGGAGGGTCGCGTTGTCGATGCGCGAGAAGTTGCACGTGCCAGACGGCTGGTGCTCCTCCGGGCGCAGGGCGAACGAATACACGTTGATGCCCGTGTCCGGGTTGCGCGTGTGGTGCTGGTACGGCTGCACCAGGTCGAAGTAGGTGCCCTCACGCTCCGAGAAGCGGTCCTGGCCGTTAAGCTGAAGCTTGGCGGTAACAACGGGGTTTTCGCCCCAGCAGTGCATGTCCAGCGCTGTCTCGGCAAGCACGAACGTACCCGCGTCCGACACACCCGAGTTGACCACGTTGTGGATATCTTGCTGACCGGCGAACTTCTCGGGGCCCTGCCCGGCGCCGTCCGAAAACCCGCCGTATTTTGGTGCGGCAGCACCGCCTCCGCCTCCGCCGGTGGTGTAGCCACCTGGATGGCCCGACGTTCCCGATGGGGCGCCTCCGGGGTAGAGTTTGCTACCGGCCTCCTTCCCAGCGGCGGTCTGGGGCTGGTTAGCGCCGCCATCCCAGCCCTTGAGTGAAGCGCCGTAGGCCGGAGACTGGTACGCAGGCATGTTCCAGAATGCCTCCGCCTCAACATCCACAGCGCCCGGATCAGCGAAGAGACCCGAAGCATTGATGAAGGCCTCCTGACCCTCCGGGCCACCCGCGGCGACGCCGAGAGGTCCGCCGAATGCATGCACCGCGTTCGGTAGAGCATCCGTGGCATCCGTGTAGTTGAAAGGCTGAGCACCAAGCAGGCGGTTGAGAACCGTCCCGCACTCGAGCGAGGAGCAGTAATCGACGTTGGCGTCCGGCTGCACGACGAAGATCAGCTCCTTGCAAGGATGGTTGAAGTTCAGCTTGATCTTGTTGGATGAAGAACCGACCGACTCGTCGCCCGTGAACTGCAGCTGCTCGATCAGGTATTCGTGCGGGTTCTGTGCCATACGACGACGCTCGTCCGTGTCCAAGAAGACGTAATCGACGTACAGAGAGGCGGCCACCAGCGACTGGTTGTAGGCGGTTGTAACCTTCACCGTCTGTCCGGCGGACGGGGCGGCGGCGAAGGCACCCGTGGCACTGCTGTCGGCCATGCCGAGCTCACCACACTCGAGCGTCTCGACCGCCCAGAGCATCTCGTCAATGGGACGGATGTCGAGGTTGATCTTCACCTCGTGATACTGGAGAGCGATCAGCGGCAGAGCGAGACCGGGGTTCCGGCAGTACCAGAACTGGAACGGGACGTACAGAGTCGTCTCCGGGAGCGCGTTGCGCGGTGCGCACACCTGGCGCGGCGCAGTGGAGTCGCATGGGCCGTCAATGTCCGCAAATGACGGATCGGTGATGTAGGTGAGCTGGGTGGTGTTGCCGACCATCTTGTAGTAACCACGCTCCTGCTCCTTGGAGAGCGTAAGCTGGTTCCAGATGTGCATCCAGTCACCATACTGGCGATCGATCCGCTGCCCACCGATCTCAACCTCGACGGCGGAGATCATGTGCTCACCAGGGAAGTCAAGCCAGCGCGCGTAGACGCCGTTGTTGGCTCCAGGCTGCTGAGCGGCCTCGAGCCCGTTGCCGGCGGCGTTAACCACCCCACCAAGCGGGTTGTGCATTGCCTGGTTGATCTCAGGCAGTGTCACCTGCAGGTAGGTGCGGTAGGCAAGATCGCCGTTACGGCTGATGATGCACGTCACGCGACGACCGAAGTCAGCCTGACCGTTGAAGGTCTGCTCAATGCTCTCGAGAGCAAAGTTAGTGTGGCGACGGTACGTCACCTTCCAGAACGTGATCTGCGGGTTACCCGTGAGATACACGTCCTGGGCTCCGTAAGCAACGAGCTGCATCAAGCCTCCTCCCATGTTATACTACTGAGCAAGAAAAAAAATCCGCAAGATCTTCATTATTTACGAACCGACCAGTTTTTCTACGTCTAAGTTGTCTTCAATGAATCTCTTGAGGAAGCTGTCCAGGTAGATTTGCTTCTCCCCTCCATGCGGCCTGCTGAACACGTAAGCCCCGTCTTTCCGTTTAACCGCCCAGCCAGATTGGACTGCATTGTACACAAACGCCATCTTCTGCAGCGTGATGCAGTCCACTTGGCTTGCGTCTATTCCGGGTGTCTGGATAACGTCCATGCACTCACTAAGAAAACGTTCACGCGCTGTTCCCGAATTAAATAGATGCCGCGTTAGAGAGTACACATGCCCACCTTCCGGGCACGAACCAGGAGAGTCGGCGGCGGCGATGAGCCCGCTGTGCTCACCCTCGACGCGAGCCACCAGGCAAGACTGCACGAGCTCAGGACGGAAAGAGAAACAGTTCTACCACGCCTTCTGGAAGAGAAGAGTGAGATTAAGAGGGCTCTTAAGCAAACGACTCTTGGACTGGATGACAAGCTGGAGCTGAAAGACCGTCTGGGTGAACTCAGACGGAGGATCGCCGTTGTTCGCTCCGCTCGCAAGGAATACTTGCTCCAGCATGGGCCAAGCGTCTTCGAATACTTCGAGCAGAAGAAGAAGATAGACGAAGGCAACTGCGAGACGACCGTCTTGGACGACTTCTTCCGTACGGGCAAGACCGGTGCGTCTCCGACTGATCCGGGCATCCTGCATTCCCTAGATGGACAGCCACAGCCTAGATTTGACGTGGACCTGTGCCCCGCTTGCCGAACGGGGGAGTTGGTGCCGGTCGAATGCGAAGGAACGCTTGTGTGCACGTCATGCTCTCGGACTTTTCCGTATCTGGTCGAGAACGATAAGCCTTCTTACAAGGAGCCTCCAAAGGAAGTATGTTTCTATGCGTACAAGAGGATAAATCACTTCCGTGAGATCCTAGCCCAGTTCCAGGCGAAAGAGACGACACAGATTCCTTCGGAAGTGCTGGAGGCGATCCGCAACCAGGTTAAGAAGGAGCGTATCAGCCTGGCCCAGCTTACCAATAAGAAAGCAAAGGACATCCTTAAGAAGCTCGGGTACAACAAGTATTACGAGCACATCCCTTTCATCAAGGATAAACTCGGAATAAAACCGCCTATCATGAACTCCGAACTCGAAGACACGTTGTGTAGGCTTTTCATGGAGATACAGGCCCCATATGCAAAGTACTGTCCTGACGACAGGGTGAACTTCTTGAACTATTACTACACCGTCTATAAACTTTGCGAGCTTCTGGATCAGACGCAATTTCTTCCGTTTTTCCCCATGCTGAAAGACCGAGAGAAACGCATAGAGCAAGACGAGATCTGGAAAAAGATCTGTGGTGAGCTAGGCTGGGAGTTCATCCCGACTGTCTAGGAACCCCTTACCTGGGGAAACCGACCAGGTTGGCGCCAATACCCAGTCCGGCGCCGGATCTGGCCTGAACAGCCATGGTGGGGATGTACGTATCCAGAATGCTGAAAGTCGCGGCGGCGGTAAGGGCAATGAGTGCCACTTCGTCCATGTTGAGGTTCTTCTTGGGAATGGCAAAGGCGGCGATTGCCACCATAAGGCCCTCGATCAAGTACTTGATCGCTCGCTTAAGAAGCTCACCGAGGTGCAGATCGATGCCAGTCATCTTATAAATAGGCTGGAGAAAAAAAGAGTGGTCTGTTTGTTCGCCGAAAGACGCTTAAGTGGCCGGCTCCTCTACACGCACGAGATGTCGCAGGTAGCTTCCGAACACCGGCCTGCTGGAGTCACACGTGCGCGCACTGATGATGGTCTCCCCAACCCCAAGTACGTCGACGTGCTTGACGAGGATAAGGCCATTGCTGGCCAGCGGTTTGTTTGTCTTTCCTTCATCTCGCCGGAGAAAGTGCTGAAGGACAAGAATCTGTTTTACTTTCAGAACTATCTCCGCGAGTGGGAGCTGAACAAGGGTCTCGAGAAATACACCCAGTTCACTGCCTTCCTGGCCCACAAATACGGCATCTCGCTCGATGATCTGACCCAGGACCTCAAGGGGTTCTGCGAAGAGGAGCGAGAGAACCTGTTCACCACCACTCTTCCCGACGAGTTCAAGACCTACATGGATGCAAACGAGGACAAGCTCGAGAAGGAGTTCAGTGAGCAGAATCAGTTTCGTACCACTGTTCGCGGAGTTAAGGTTAGAGGCTGCTATCCGACCCAGCAAGAAGCGGAGCTCAGGTGCAAGATGCTCCGCGAGGTGGACCCGAACCATGATGTGTTTGTGGGGCCTGTTGGCATGTGGATGCCCTGGCACCCCGACGCCTATAAGACCGGCCGGGTCGAGTATGTCGAGGAAGAGTTGAATCAACTTATGCATGAGAAGAAGAAGAATGAGGCGCAGGCAAAGGCTGAGTTCGACAAACGGGTGCGCGAGACGAAGGAGAAGGCCATGGAGGACAACCAGCGTAAGGCCAAGGAGAGCGGGAATGTGCTCACCCAGACCATCAATGAGGGTGGAGAGCTCGTGAGTGTTAAGGACATGAACACTACGGAGACGGGGCTCGGTGAAAAGGAAGTGGTGGCGACGGCTGACATCCGTCGGGAGCTGTTCGAAGGAGACAATGTTGTCATCGATCATAAGAGCAGCGATCATGGGGTCAGCCGGCTAATCAATGCGCCTGACAGCATTCGGGAGGCTGCCGCCGCTGCCGCTGGCGCTGCTTCTCCCGACCATGAGCAGTCAGGAGGAGAGGAGGAGAGCAAGGGAGAACCAGAAGAGGGATCAAAGGTAAAGAACGAATAGTCTCCCTAGGTATACTCATGCCCAAGAGGAGATGCTCGTTTCCCGGTTGTCGTCGCCGACTGAACTTGGCCGACCTTGAGCAGGGGAAATGCCGTTGCGGAGGGTGTTTCTGCCGCGAGCACCGACTGCCCGAGATTCATGGCGGCGACCATGCTTGGGAGGCTAGCGCGACGGGTCTGGGAGGCGGTGTTCCGCCGAAGGTCGCCAAAATAGATACTCAAATGTCCTAAGCCAGGCTTGGTTGGTCGGTAGCTGAGAGAGAGATGCTAGTCCGCCGGGGACGTGGGTCCAGGGATGTATTGCATCATACGCGTGTAGGTCGGGCTTATGAACCGTAAGGCACGCGATCATGCCTAGTGCAAGGACCGGCCACCAGCCACGATCTTCTCTCTGCTGGACTAGTGAAGTACCAGCCGCACCCGTATGCAAAGGCTAGGTGCGCGATAATTACGTCGTACGCCCTAGGTATTAAGTCAGCATGGCACAGAACAGAGCGAGTGGTCACGCCCAGCATAATGATGCACCCGAATAAGTCTGTCCTGTCCCTAGAAGGGCCAGGCTGGACCGACTTATTGAGAGGGGTAATAGCGTAGATAGGTGGCCGCCAGCATGGTAAACGGCGCCAGTCCCCACAAGACCCACGTCGGCACTCCCACATATACGCGCTCCAGCATCGGAAGGGCTAGTGCATAAATACAGAGAAGTACCAGGGAGTACGTCGGCAGGCTTACGGGGAGCGCCTTTGGGCCCAGAGCCGTCGCGACGGCGGCTGGGAGGGCGTGTCCAAACACGTCGCCGACCCTCCTGCCCAGAAGGGTGGTTCTGTCTCTCTTGGCTAGTTCCTTGTAGTACACGTTGTTGACCAGGAGCCCGCAAATCGCGATGGCCCATGCAGGGCCAAATGCTACACCCAGAACATTCCGGGCGTTCTTTTGCGTCCCGGCGCTCCCGACGTCTAGATAGACAATGCCTGAAGCAGCGTACACCACGGCTGCTACGTACTTCGTAATCGTGCGTAGGTTGAATACTCCCATCGTCCTGAGCCACATGCACTTATGCACTTATGCACGAATATTTGTGGAACCGGAACCAGCGATGGCATGATCACCAGCGAGTTTTCCTGACACTTATTTTAGGACCTTTCGATCTAGAGGCTTTCTGCGGATCGTAAGGCTCGTCATCGTCGTCGGAGTTCAGTCCCTTTGAGAGTTCCCAAAACTCGCGCGACCCCAGCTTGAATGCTCCCCGTGGTTGTGCTTTGTACCAGAATATCTGGTCGTGAAGCTTGTTCGATTTGGCATTGTTGTTGATGACCAGACATTCGTAGTTCTCCGTGCACTGATCCATGACCTGGCAGAACCCCTCAAAAGTGGGGAACATGCCAGCATAGTTCTCCCATATTCTCCTCCTGTTAGAGATGTACGGCTCTCTGAGTATGAACACATAGTCGATGTTCGTTCTCAGGTTTGGAGGGATACCTAAGGGGTACTGCATTGTTATGATAAGCATAACTTTCCAATGACGACCGTTCATAAACAAGAGGCGCATCATCTTGTCCTTTGTCCAGGTGGCATCGTAGAGGCAATCATCCAGAATCACAAACGATCTTGGATCGATCGTCGTCTTTCGGTAGGTCTCAACCTCCTTCTTCATTTGCTTAAGCACCTGTCTCTGTCTTTTTAGGATGTTCTCGATGATGGCAGTATTGTACTCGTCGTGGATGAATAGCTTGGGAACGTGGTTGCCGTAGAACCCGTTCCCGGCCTCCGTGCCTGAAACGACGGTCCCGATAGGAATGTCTTGGTGGTGGTACAAAAGGTCCCGGACCAGGTATGTTTTCCCCGTGTCCCGCCTCCCGATGAGAACAACGACCGGCCCTGTGTTCTGATCGGGTCTGAAGCGTATCTCCCTCATGTCGAACTTTTTCAGCTCAAGGGTCATTGGAGGTCTGGCAGAAAAGTTTAGCAGCAGCCATGCGCGCTGAGTTTGGTTTTCCTCTCTGATAATGTCCGCCCAACTAATGGAGCTAGGCTATGTTAAAGACGTGAACGATGATTTGCACGCCCATTTGGCTCAGCCGGGTGTTCTCGATCTGGAGGAGCCCCAGAACTTCATTCCGCTTCTGAGCAGGTTTTTCGATCTTAAGGAGAGCAACTGCAAGCATGTCACTCTTAATCATCCCCTGCGCCTCGTAGGGACGCATGGGCGCGAGGGGCACGGAAAGTTCCGGGTAGAGGTGGAAGACCAAAAGGGGCATCGGAGACATACCACGGCCTTCTTCAAGTTTTCACCGATCCTTGATCCACTCCGGTACATGACCGGTCGGTATGGCCCGTCTACTGAGGCCCTTCTTAGGCTCCCATACGTCGACAGCAATGGCGGGCACTCTAAAAGTCGAGGAGGCAACAACTCCGCTTATGTGGACGGGTTCTTTAGTTACCTGACTGCGGGGCTGCTTCATTCGCACGGGTTCCTGCACGGGCTGGACTCGTATGCCTGCTTCTTGGCCAAGAAGAATAACTTTCTTGTGGACGTGGCTGACGACATGGACCACCTGGCCTCCTCGGAGTTCTTCAGTCAGCACGAAGGCGAACTGTTTCACTTTGAAGCGTCGGCCCGAGCTCGATTCAGCCAGGGGCTAGGGAGTGGAAAGAGAAGAACCCCATTGGTTATGACCGCAGCTGATCTCGAGCCAGTAGAGGCGGAGGAGGCCTCCTCCGCGTCATCCATGCAGGATCTAGAGAGCATATTCTGTCCCCCCGAAGACCCCCTAGCACAGGCGCCTGGCCTTGAGCTGGTGTTTGCCGGGAACGTCGGCGGTAAACCTCTCGCTGGCGCGCGGTCAGAGCGAGATAGCAGTTCGTGCTCGAGCCGGTCTTCCGGTACAGACGAGGACGGCGGAGACGAGAGCGTATCAGATGGATGCCCTCAAGACGAAAGTCAGTCCGAGAGGGGGTCGGTGAGTGATGCCGGCACAATGTCCTCCATGGGAGAGGACTCCGTTTT